GAAAAAACTTAATAAGTGTTTTCTCACCTAACCCATATATCCCATCAATATTGTCCGATTTATCCCCCGATAAAATTTTATAAGTTCTGATATTTTCGTGAGGAAATTCGTAAAAATCACATTTGATTTTACTTCCAAGGGTATATGTCTCTTTGGTTCTTGGGTAATACACTGATACCTTATCAGAAATAAGTTGAGTAAGGTCTTTATCCCCCGAATAGATGGTTTTTTGTTCATTCTCAGAGATTTGGCAATAGTAAGCAATCAAATCATCCGCTTCGTTATTATCTACGTTGATTTGTCTTATATAACAATCCTCCAAGTATTGTTTGATTCTTTCTTTCTGCTCAGTGAAAGAATCTAACTTATACTCGTTGTCTCTGTCTCTACGTTGTTCTTTGTATTGGGGATAAATAAGTTTTCGAGTTGAAGAGTTATCATCACCATCCCACATAACAACAACCTTATCAAAGTTTTGTTCATCTATGAATCGTCGAATGGTGTTCACAAAGTGCCATAAGGCACCTATGTGTTTTCCATTATGATAATAATCTTTTACTCCGTGAAAGCCAATCTTTACTAAATTATTGCCGTCCACTAATAGGGTTTTAACCACTTGTTTTGTTTGTATTCGTTACTAATCTTTTTCTTCTACTTCTTTCAAGTCAAAATCACCATCTGTTCCGATAATGTTTTTCCAATATTCAGAATATTCTTTTTTGTACTTCTCAATTGAAACTTTTTCTTCTGAAGTTTCTTTTCCTGCCAAAAATCCGTGAGGGGTTACAATAATCTTACCATCCTCATAACCTAACCCATTGATGTGATTTTTCATTACGGAGATTTTAGTTCTTACCGCAAATTTGATAGTTCTCTTATCTTTAGTTGCTGTAATCTTTGTTGTACCAGCCCCTTTTTCATTTCCAAAACGGAAAACTAATGAAGAGTTCAACCAAATTGCCTCACCACCTTTAGCTTTAATTTTAGGTTGTCCAAATGGATTATCCGGAAGTTCAACCCAAGGTTGGTTAACAATAACCAAAGTGTTTTCATATTTGGAATCCGCTTTACGACTTCCTGAAATTCTTTGATTAATTCCCATACCAATTTTATCAGCTAATGCTGCGGCATTATGTTGTTTCCCACCCTTACCTTCGTAAGTCATTTTACACGGAACTGAACCAACAGAATCCCATAAGAATAGTAAACTATAATCTAATTCACCTTTCTCTTGAGCATCTAATAATGAATTAATGTAGTCAGTAATTTGTTCAATATAATCAAAGTTATTATTGAAAATGTAAAATCCGTCCCACTCTAATTCACCTGTTTCTTCATCAACCATTTCTTCACATTCAAACCCCATTAGTTTTGCGTGTTCAAATGACCATTTTTGTTCTGTAATAATGAAGACAGGTAATATTTGTTTCTTCTGAGCATCTACCGCACATTTCACTAACGCAGTTGTTTTACCCGTATCTGAATGACCTAAGAACATATTTAAGTGCCCTATAGCCGGTCCCGGAATACCAACAGCATCCAAAAAGTCAGGACCTAAATCAAAGAACCTTTGTGGTTTGTATTTTGCAGATGTAGAGAATTTGTCCTTAATGGACTTAAAATCGTGTTTTTTAATTGCCATACGTCTAATTAATTTAATTTTTTAGTTTGTTTAGACAAGTTGGACACTAAGTAGGTCTCAGTGTCCAAGTTATATGTCTATGTTTTTTTTGATTAGAACGGCATATCATCATCCCCTTCAGCATCCGCTTGTGGGTCAACAGGTGCCGATGGTTTAGAACCACCAAATGAAGTTTCATCTTCGTCTGAATTACCATAATCGTAACCACCTTTGTCAGAATTCCATTTTGGAGTTTCACCTCTTGCGATAGCTTCTAAATACTCAACCGGTTTTTTAGAGTAAACATCTTCCCAAGTTAACTCATCGTTAACCCATCCGTCAGCGATTGCTTTATCCTCATGAACAGGAGCCGCATCATCATACATAACCGTTTGAATTACCGTGTAAAAAGCACCTTTTGGAGTTTTTGCTTTAGTCAATTCTAAAATGATATCTCTACCTGTTAAAGGGTCTGTGATATCTCCTTTATTTCTCCAAATTGGGATAATTTTGTCTAAAATACCCTCGTTTTTGTAGTTATGTTTAAATCTCCAAAATTTAACACCATCTGCCTCGTTATCTCTATCAATAACTTTCACAATGTAAAATTTACGTGATAAGTAATTTTTAGCTAACTCTTTGTCAGATTCTTTTCCGGTTGAACGAAGTTCTTCGTAAACCTCATTTAAAGGTGAACGTTCGTTGTCGTTTTTTCCCGGGTCATAAAATTTTTGGAATTTTCCATCTACTTGAATCTCGTGGTACCAAACTTCTTTGAATGGTGTAGAACCATCTTTAGTTGGTAAGATTCTTAATCTTCGTTGCCCTTGAGTTTCCTTGTCTTGAAGGATTGCCGCGAAGTATTTTTTCATTCTTTCTTCTTGTGTGAATTTTGAGGTGTTAGAAGAACCACCTTGTTTTGATTGCTCGTATTGAGCCAAAACTGCGTCTAATGAATTTGTCGCCATAGTGTTTAAAATATTTAAAGGTTTATTAAAGTATAAGTGTCAGCCGTGTGTTTGTCAAATTGTTTTGTAAAAAAAACGGTCCGAAGACCGTTAAAATTATCTTACTTGTCTAAATGGATTTACTTCGTCTTCAAAATTTCTGAAGGTTTTTTTAATCTCATTTGGTGAATAATCTTCAACTTCGTCTTGAGTTAAAACATATTCATTTTTTCCTGTTTTTTCCATATCTTCCTCTTTATCATCAAAAAATTGACTTAATTTTTGATTGAAAGGCCCTGAATCTAATGTTCTTAATTCTAATCTTTCTTGAGGAGTTTTTTCTCTGTATTTTTCAACCTTAGCTTCTAAATCATTTAATTTAGTCATGATACCATCCATTTCACCTAATTTAGTTTCTAAATTATCTAAATGTTGGAATAAGTTATTAAAATACTCTTCTTGTTTCTCTTCAACTTTTTTCTGTGATTTTACTAAATCAGTAATATCCATTTCTTCCGTTTTTGATTCTGATTTTTCATCATCACCAATTTTTTCCACATCCGGGTCAGTAGCAACGTCAACCGGTTGAGGTCCTGCCGGAGCCGGTGGGGCGATAGCCGCGTTTGGGTCTGCCGGTGGAGCCGTTTCAGGTGCCGGAGCAGGAGCCGCGTTTGGGTCAACTTCACCAGGTGGAGGAGGTAACGTAGCATCTTGTTCAACAATATATTGATTGATAGAATTATATCGAGCAATTTCCTCTAAAATTTGATTGTCTATTTTTTTCATGTTATTAACCGTTTAATAGTTGTTTTACACCTGTTAAAGTTTCAACTTGAATTTTTTTATTTTTGTTTAATGTGTTATCAACTCTTTCAATTAAACCATCTTTCATTCTGATAGTATAACAATCTCCAGTGTCTAAATCACATACTTGTTTAGAACCATCTCCCAAATCTTTTTCGGTACTTCTGGTATTTTTACCTAAATAGTTGTCTAATATTAATTTTGTGTCCATAATCTTTTATTTATAAATATCTTTTATTTTGAAAAAACTTAATTTAACATGTTGTTCCATTTTTTGAACAACGTTTACCATCCCAAATAATCTCCGAACCTTCATATGGTTGACTATAACAATTACAACAAATATTATTCTTAACTGAATCCCAAGTACTTACCGGAATTATATCACGATAATCAAAATCTTTATCAGGACATTTTATTGGAGCAAAAACTTCTGTAGACGCATAACTAATGTTGGGGAACGCATTAACCACAACTATAAATGTAATACGATATGTTTCATCATTTTTAGCAGTGTCTAAAATTTCTGTAATTTTAGGAACTGAAATAAATAAACCAACATTTTTATTTGTTGTTGGTTTTATTGTAAAACTACTAATTTCAACTCTATTATTTATTCCTCCCGCGATGTATAATTTAGCAGGATAATCTTGTGATAATAATTCATTTTGATAGTTAATTACAAAAGTACCTGTAAGAACCCCATTCTTTATTTCAAAATTATCTAAACTTGTTTTACTGAATTTTTTAGCATTTTCAAAAATACCCGCATCCGTATTAGCCGTTGGTGGAACATTAGGTGGTGGAGTACCACTTACATTTCCACTACCGGTTTTAAATAGGTCAATAGATTTTTGAACACTAGCTTCCATCTGACTTAATTGACTCGGATTATTTTGAACCAAATTGTTATAAACATCAATATTTTTTTGATTTGCCGAGAAATATAACGTATAAAATTTAACAATCTCTTTTGCGGTTATACTAGGTAATAAACTAATTTTACCACTAAATCTCGCAATTAAAAACGCAACATGTTTAGGTAAATCTGAAAAAATCGCATATGACACATTACTTGAATTACAATAAAATTGTTGATTAAAATAAGAGAGACCTGTTTGACCCCAATTTTGTAATAAATCAACACCTGAATAGTTATTTTCTTTTGTTTCCAATTCAGTTCC